GCACATGCGTGTGAGCAAGGTTCGCGGTCGCCCCCTAGTTTGCGATGTCTGCGGGGTCGAGGACCCATCTCTGAAATACGAGTGGGCCAATCTTACGGGCAACTACGACGACCCATCTGACTACCGTCGGATGTGCAAGAGCTGTCACGGCAAACACGATGCGGTTAGCCGCGTTAACATCAATCGCGTCCGTGCCCTGGTCGAGCTGTGCAAGCTGATCGCCCCAAAGCTTGGGCTGGAGGACCGAGAATCTTTGTTGGCCTCCATCGAGAACCTCGTGGCGCCGATGAGAGCCCACGCTCCTCGACAATCAAGCCGTCGATCCGGTGCGGAGGTTCAGTAGTGTGGCTTTACGTGCCGTCAGATACATCTCTGTGTGCGCGGGCGGAGGGGGCCTGGATCGATCCATCGGACTGGCGATCCCAGACGCTCGCGCTTGCTTGTACGTGGAGAGGGAAGCGTTCGCCTGCGCTTCACTGGTCGCGCAGATTGAAGCGGGTTGCCTGGCTGCAGCGCCTATCTGGAGCGATGTGCTCACCCTGCGAGGCAGAGCGTGGCGTGGCCGCGTGGATGGCCTTGTCGGCGGGATACCTTGCCAGCCCCACTCCCTTGCCGGCCGCCGGGGCGGAAGCACCGACGAACGCGACCTCTGGAGTCCGACCCGCCGCATCATCGTCCAGGCGCGCCCCTGGTTCGTGCTCATCGAAAACGTCGCCGGGATGCTCTCGGCGGGGGCTGACCAAATCCCTGGCGCGCACCGCGTACGAAGAGACTTACGCCGAATGGGTTACGAGGTTGAGGGCGGCCTCTTCCGTGCGTCGGACGTGGGCCTCCCGCATGAACGGGAACGGCTGTTCATCCTCGCCGTCAATGACCGCTTGGCCGACGCCTGTGGCGCAGGACGACAACAAGTCGCCCGAAGCGCACTTGGCAATGAAGGCTGCCATGAAAGGCGGCCCCAGGAACACAATCACGTCGCTCAATGTGGCGGCCAAGGCCTGGCCGACGGCGACGGCGACGGATTGGAAAGGGTCGGGGCCGACTGTCAAGCGCAAAGACGGGAAGATTCGCGACCGGCTGGACTATGTGGCCGAGCGCAGATGGGCGACGCCGAATGCGCACGACGGTCGTCGGCCGGGAGCGGACCACTTCTCGACGCAGGGGGCGAACCTGAGCCGGGACGCGGCAACCTGGGGCACGCCGCGCGTCGAGATGGGCCGCGCGCTCGGCAACCCGAAGCACATCACCAAGGACCGCGGGAAGGGCTTCATCGAGGATCAGGTGGTGCAGTGGTCCACCCCCTCGGTCGCGGACGTGACGGGCGGCCGGAAGGCCCGCTCGGGCAGCCGCAGCGACGAGATGCTGAACAACTCGCTGGCGCCGCTGGTGGCGGATGCGACTTGGGCCACCCCGACCAGCCTGAGCTTTGGCGAGAGCCATCAGCCGGGCAATTCGCACAGCTACAACGCCAACATGGCGAAGGCGAACGCCCTTTCCTCCGCCCTCCAGGCCCCGCCGACCTCGACGCATGGCGAGTTGTCGCCGAACGTGCACCTCGCCTGCTACCTGCGGTATCGCGCCACGACCTGTTCGCGATTGAGGTCCGAGCTGCGCTGGCTGCTGCTCAAGGCGATCCGCAGGCGCGACCAGCCGAAGCCTGGGGAAATTCGCCGCCATCGTCGTGGCTGGACCCGCGAGGTCCATACGGCCTTCGTGCGTCCGTCGTTCAGGCGATCGCTCAATCCTGCCTTCGTGGGCTGGCTAATGGCGTGGCCCCCAGGATCGACCAGCTTCGACTGCTCGGCAACGGCGTCAGCGACCCATGCGGAGCATTGGCGCTCAGAACTCTCGCGGCTGAGCTCGCCTCCGACAGTACCGGCGCCCAGGAACTTGTTCGACGGATGGGTGTGAGCTGATGTCCGCCGCCCTAGATCGTCGCCCATCAAACGACGAGACCGCCGCGCTTCACATGCCGGCGAACATCGACGCCGAGCAAGCCCTGCTGGGCGCGGTCCTCTACGACAACGCCGCCTTCGAACGCCTGGACGATCAGCTCGCGCCGGCCCACTTCTTCGAACCCTTCCACCAGCGACTTTTCGCCGCGATCGAGACGGCGATCCGCAAGGGCCAGCTGGCAGATCCTCTGCTGCTGGCCACGCAATTCGATGCCGACGAAGGGTTCCGTGATCTCGGCGGCATCCGCTACCTCGCCGCCCTCGTGGAGCGCGCCCCGCCGGCCGCCAACGCGCCGGAGTACGCCCGCAGCGTGCTGGAGATGGCGCTGCGGCGCGCTCTGGCCCAGATTGGCCAGGAGGCTTCCTTGCAGGCCTGCAAGGGCGATTTCAGCGTCGCCGCGCGCGAGCTGATCGAGGAGACCGAGGGCCGGCTCTTCACGCTTGCCGAGCAGAAGACCTCGCAGGGCTTCCAGACCTTCAGCAGCGCCGTCACCCGGGCCATGGAGTACGCCGCTGAGGCCCACGCCAGCGACCGCGGCGTGTCCGGTCTCGCCACTGGCCTGATCGACCTCGACGCCAAGATCGGCGGCCTGCACCCGTCGGACTTGGTGATTGTCGCCGCGCGTCCGGCCATGGGCAAGTCGTCGCTGGCGTTCAACATCGCCTACAACGTGGCCCGCGACTATGCCTGGGCCCCGCAGCCAGACGGCAGCCGCAAGACGGTGCGCGGCGGCGTCGTGGGCGCCTTCTCTCTGGAGATGAGCGCCGACCAGATCGCCATGCGCCTGACAGCCCAGGCCTCCGGCGTCTCGGGCGACCGGCTGCGCAAGGGCGAGATCGACCACAGCGAGTTCGGCCGCGTCCGCGATGCGGCGATGGAGATCAGCGAGATCCCGCTGTTCATCGACGACACCGGCGGCTTGTCGGTGGCCAAGCTGGCGGCGCGCGCGCGGCGGCTGAAGCGCACCATCGGACTCGACCTGCTCATCATCGACTACCTGCAACTGGTGGTCGGTTCGCGCTCCTACCGCGGCGGCGAGCGGGTGCAGGAGGTCTCCGAGGTCACCCAGGCGCTGAAGGCGCTCGCCAAGGAACTCCAGGTTCCCGTCATCGCGCTCTCGCAGCTCAGCCGCCAGGTCGAGAACCGCGAGGACAAGAAGCCCCAGCTGGCCGACCTGCGGGAATCCGGCTCGATCGAGCAGGACGCCGACATGGTGATGTTCATCTACCGGGAAGCCTACTACCTGGGCCGCCTGGAGCCCAAGGAGGGCACGGAAGAGCACTTCAAGTGGTCCGAGGAGATGGACCGCGCCCGAGGCCAGGCCGAGATCATCATCGGCAAGCAGCGCCACGGCCCCATCGGGACGGTGAAGGTCTCGTTCAACGAAGACCTGACGCTCTTCGGCAACCTCGCGCACGACGTGAGCCGCTACGACTATGGCCGCGGGCGCAATCCGGCGGGGAACGACGGATGAGCCAGAAGACGGACCTCTGGTATCCCTTCTTCGTCGGCGACTACCGGCGAGACACGGCGCGGCTCTCCTGCGAGCAGCACGGGGCGTATCGGCAGCTCATCGACGAATACTGGATCACCGGCCCGCTGCCGGACGATGACGCCGTGCTGGCCCGCATCGTCGGCTTGGACGTTCGCACTTGGCGCAAGCACCGGCCGCACATCGTGCGGTTCTTCACGGTCGATTGCGGCGTCTGGCGTCACGGCCGGATCGATCGTGAGCTAGAGGCGGCCAAGGCCCGCAAGGAGAAGGCCGGCTCCAGGGCCAAGGCCGGCGCCGAGGCTAGATGGGGAAAACGAGATGCTTCAAGGAATGCTTCAAGCATCCTTGAAGCTATGCCGGAACGGGTGCTTGGGTCATGCCCTCCACCTTCACCTTCATCTCCTCCTGACGGAGGAGTTGAGGATGCTGTCGCATCCTTGTCGCCGGCCGGCGACGAAAAGCCGGAGTACCCGGAAGAGTTCGAGGCCTGCTGGAAAGCCTACCCTCACGTCAGGGGCCGATCCAGCAAGTCGAAGTCGCTCGGCTACTGGCGGCGCATCAGCGCCGGCCGCCGCAGTCTCTTGCCCTCCGCCATCGCCCGCTATGCCCGCGAAGGCCGTGAGCCCTAGGAGGACTGCGGCGCCCCCGCGATGGACCGCTGGCTGCGCGATCAGCGCTACCTCGACTGGCTCCAGGCCCCGGAAGCCTCGCACCAGCCGTGGCCGGGTCCCCCCGAAGTCGTCGCGATCGTCGCCGACCACCTGGGCGACCCGAAGGCGGCCGAGGCCCACCT